CTGCACTTGTCTGGGACAAGACTGGCGAGCGCCGTATTGAGACCGGTGTTGATCACTGCGCGCTGTATGTGTACGACCCCAACACCAAGACCTACGGCAAGGGCGTTGCTTGGAATGGTATTACTGCCATCTCCGAGAAGCCCGAGGGCGCCGAGGCTACCGACCTGTACGCTGACAACATTCTGTACCTGTCGCTACTCTCTGCTGAGAAGCTGAAGGGCACGATCGAGGCTTACACCTACCCCGACGAGTTCGAGGCTTGCGACGGCTCCGCTGAGCTGGCCAAGGGTGTTAAGATCGGTCAGCAGGACCGTGTCGCCTTCGGACTGGCTTACCGCACCAAGATCGGCGACGACGTTGCGGGTCAGGACCGTGGCTACAAGCTGCACTTCCTGTACGGCTGCAAGGCTTCTCCCTCGGAGAAGGGCTACAAGACGGTCAACGACTCCCCTGAGGCAATCTCGTTCTCGTGGGAGATCTCGACCACACCCGTCAACGTGAGCGGCGCCAAGCCCACCTCGCTTCTGACCATCTCGTCGCTGGATGTCGATCCCACCAAGCTGAAGACCCTTGAGGCTAAGCTGTTCGGTGCCGACGCTCAGGGCGGGCAGCAGGCCTCCGAGCCCAAGCTGCTCCTTCCCGACGAGATCAAGGCCCACTTCGCAG